AACGAACACCGGCTGTTGGTTGACTTATAAGATCGAAATCCACCTGTATGTCAAAATTACCTGATATTTTAAATAAAGAAAAAGCTCTTTGGGTATCCACTGAACCAGAACCAATTACCATTCTTAACTTATTAGAATTAATAAATCCCTTTTGTTGTGTTCCGGTTAATCGCCATAAATCAACATCAGGCTGATCATCGTCATCGCCAGTGAAAGAATCACCAGTGATTGCAGTCGTTTCATTCCATTCTTGAGTATCACCAATTAAAGGATTGTCATCTTGTGCTGCATCATAATATAAATACAAATCCGTTTCAGCAGAACTGGATAAAACCAAATCGTGTTTTGAAACCCAGATAACAGCTTTTTCATTGGTATCATCCCAAACTTCAATCTCTCCATAAATCTCGGTTATTTCATCATCGAGTGTGATTGCAATTTTTTTTGAATTTGCTCCAACTTCATCAAAGAGATCTGACACGTCCTGGTTAGATTGACCAACAGAAGTTCCCAGGACAATAGGAAAAGGAAAATGGGTTAAGTCAGCGTCAATATTGGTATGATCAACGGTTATTTTTCTCCGATATTTCCATGTCCCAAGCCAGGCCATCTCTACTCTTTAAAACCCCCAACAAGTATTTGTCCATTATAATTACAAATAGAATTACAGATCGGAACATCCGTCGAAATAGAATATGTAAATGATCCAGTATCACGAACAACAGATACGACACCATTTGATAGGAAGGCATAGTTAAAACTTTCAATTGCCCTCCAGGTACTGCCAGGTTCCAACCCGGTTATTTTTTCGACCATTCCGCTTTCCCATTCGTAAATAGTTGTTTCACCACAAATAATAATCATACGGTTGAAAACAAAAATTTGCGGATAAGGGAATGAATCAGTGATGACATCCGTGGCAAGACGTGTTATTTCTTCCAAAACCTGCAACATATTATCACGACCTACCGCACCTGAACACGTTGTCAAAAATTGTGTATTTCTAGGGTTCCTTTTCGTTGGTCTCAAACCCTTTGCAGGAATTATTGTTTTTGTGAATTGACTCATATGGCTCCATTATTCGTATCAATAGTTGCTTCTAATGGTTTAAAGTCAGTATCTGGTGAAGGATTGACAGTCATAGGAATATTCTTTGTATCTGCAATACGCTGCCGTATTTTTGGCAAAGCTTTTTTGATTTGTGCTGAATGATCAAGGTTTGGGAAACGTCCGGTAATATCACCCATGATGGCCTTAACAGCATCTTTATGTTGTGCAAGGTCTGGATTATCAGTATAAAACTTTGTATACAATTCGCCTTGAGATTTCATTTCAAGGAAAAGACTTGACCAAACATCCGGCAATGTCAAAAGTATTTCCTCTTTAGCTGTGTCAATAATTCGACGCTCTTCTTCTTTGGTTATCATCTTACGGTATCTCCTTCTATATCATAAAATCTATGACCATCGTGCGTATCATAAGCATGATCACTTCTAAAAATCTTTCCCCTTATATTATCTCCGAAATTATCAGACTTTAGGTTTGCATGAGTTTCTTTTGCATCTGCCCGGGTTTGTGGGCTGACCGTTCTTCCATATCTTCCTGCAATTCTAACCGCAAGATTTAGTACAAAAACCTCTTCGTATTCTGCCGGTAATTCAACGGTAGCACTCAAAAGAGTATAAGTTGTAAACGGTTTTATAGAAACCAAATGAAGTGCATATGAATCATCGGGATTTGGGAAAAGTGTAATTTCACCAAATTGATACTTAGGATTATAATACAAGCGATATGGACGGCCATCCCTGGACGCTTTATTCACGATCTTATCATATTCATCAATATGACGGACACGGCAAGAATAATCAGTATCATTGATGCGAATATAAGCATAGTCTATCAGGATAGGACGAACGGTGTCAAAATCCTGAGCAACTCCAATTGAATATATCTTGGTTCCGGATGTTAATGTGAATTGCTCCCTTGTTTTGATATCGAAGTTAAGACCTTCTTTGGAGAGCGTATTTAAATAACGATTAAACTTTCTTAGAACCCAGGCTTCATCTTCAGTGCCCAGGGAACCACCGGCAACCAATATTCCAATTTCAATGGCTGCATCATTAATAATTTCCTGCACGGTTGCCATCTTTTCTACCTCGCAAACTGCATGACAAATAGTACCCTCTATTTGTCATGCAGTATATATATAATTCTATTATTTAACTTTTTTTGCGGGCCTTATGGCCGGGCACGACCTCATTCAAGATCCTTTGAGCGCCCTGAGCCTCTTTCCAGGTGTTATAAATATGTCCTTCAACGGCATTGCCATCGGGTCCAGCTATTTCAAATTGTGCCGGTACTTGATGAACAACCCCAGTAGGCGGCTTTGTAAGAACAGGCGCCACACTTCCAGAATCTTTAATGACCCTGTTATCACCGTCCAACAACGTTTTTTTAACTTCAACTTTCATTGCTGGTTTCCGGGCTTCAGCGGCAAGTAAAACCTTATGTTCTGCCTCGGATCTGACAACAATACCATTAACCCACTTTGGATATTCTTTTTTAATATAACGGTTTACCCAACCCTTGTTTTGAAGGTCGGTCATTTGAGCCCGGTTATCTACACGTTTTGGAGTGTCATACTCCTTGTGATAAAGATAAATAGGGAAATAAATTTTTCGTGCCATTTTTACACGTCCTTTCGGCTTTTAGCCACTTCGATTCACATTCATGTGTTCAACACTCCTTTCCCTCGTATTTTCTCCATACAACATTGGAAAAAGGGTGCCGGGCGGAGATAGAGGAACCCGACACCCACATCACGGGAGAGTAACCCACGAATAAATTTAGCCTATAATACGACAAGCCATTTCAGGCCGCTGAGTCAGAACACCATAGAGGATATCGAAACGCAATACCTCCTTGTCTTCATCAATGTCATAAGCCTTAAGGCATCGTACAGATAGACCGTTATATGATTCTCTTGCACCATAAACCGCACTGGAAGGAATTTCCAGGGGCCGCATTGCAAGGGTAAACGCATCTTTGTAAAAAGACATATTGATGGGATAAGGAGTTGCCTCAGTTCCAATCGGTGTGATTGCAGCATCATCAGCCGGACTTGCATCAACAGTCTGGTATGGACCGGAAGTGATAATGCTTGGTGAAATAGGAATAGTCATTGCGCCGGCAGTATCACTGATATCACCAGTTACAACAAAATCCCTAAGCACGGCAGTAGAGGCACCAGTCTTTGGATTGACAGCATAAACACCTGCGATATTAAACACATCACCTTCTGTCAAATCCGCTGCACCAGAGTTCCAACCATCAGTAATTAAAGATGCACCAGTTTGAGCGGCGCCATTAACCAATGGAGTAGAACTCGTAGTAAATGTACCTGTGGTATGGGACTGAATACTCTGTGCCATATAAAAGTCAAACCCGGCAAGAGAACCCAAAGCACCCTTTGCAACAATATCATTAACCATCTTTTCATTAAAAAGGGATTTTAAACCCTTCAGTGTAGCAGCTTCACCAGCAGGATTCACAGTTACAAACCGTTTGTCCAGGGGAATTGCTTCCTCATTAAGTTTTTGCCTTGCATCTGCATAAACATCAAAATCAGCAGGTGCGGTCCCAGGAGTTCCAACCTGGTTATGAACATCTTTATACAGCGCATAAAGATCAACATCCACCAGGTTGGCCAAAGCAGATAATGCGGGCTGAACGTACCTTTCAGAGATACGGCTGATTGTATCAGTCATTTCTTTTGTAGACCATTCAAACGAAACATGGGACTGTGTTGCAACGGTCAGTGTTACATTGGACTCTGAAATATCACTATTTGTTCTGGACCGGGCCTTAGTCGCTCTAAACTGATTTGGTTTTCTGATTCCGAGGGTTTCCCCGTCTTTTGTCAACTTGTTTTCCCAATCACGGTAGACCATTTTGGCCATTCCAAGATTGTTCTCAAGCTGTAAAAGAGATTCTTTAGCTAATATTGTCGAAGTAATAAGTGTGTTCGCCATTCTTTAAATCCTCACTTGTGCTTTACCAAGTGCGCCGTTTCTCCTGCTTTGCCCTTGCTTTTCGATATTCTGCATTGGACATTTCATCAAGAGATTTTAATGTGCCATTCGACTTTCCTTTAGTTGGCCTAATTGGCTTCGGCGGACTTGATAGTTTTTTACTTTTAATGGAAGAGGATATTCGCTGGAGTAATGCACCGGCTTCAATAATTTCATCTGATTGGACCAAATCATTAAGATCGTCCGCTTTATCTTGATTCTTACCAAGATAATAAATAACATCAGATGAATTTTTTAGCTTTGCAATTGGCGTTAAAAGAGAGCGTTTTAATTCTAAACCTTCCATGGTCTCGGCAAAATCTTTGTATTTCTTTTCACCAGTCGCCATATGCTCTTGTATCTTGCTCTCAATTTTTGCATTCTCAACCTCTTGTTGATGCTTCTGGTCCTCAAGACGTTGTTCTTCTATCTTTTTTCTGACTTTCCAGTCAACCATCGCATCTTCAAATTCCTCTGCCGTCTCAAAATCGTCACTGTCTGGTTTTTTATCGAGGTCTTTTTTCCCTTCAAGGGCTTCCAGACGTTCTTCAAGGGTCGTGATTAGTTCCTGCTGACTTCTTGACAACTCTTCCGCTGCCTTACGCTTTGCAGTAATTTTACCAATCCGCTTTTGTACCCTTTCAGAATAATCCTCGTTTTCAGACTCATCATCATCATGGTCTGTCTTATCACCATCCAATTTTTTGTCACTATCGGCGGAAGACTCCGACTTTTTTTCCTGATCATCATCAATGTCATCATTTTGATCATCATCTTGATCATCATCAATAATTTGGTCCTGATCATCATTCTGTGAACCATCAGGGGAATTATCATCCCCAGCTTGTTTGTCATCAGCGTCAGCAGGTACTATTAATAAATCAACGGAGAAATTCTCAGCGCCTGTATCAACGATACCCTCTAATTGCTGTGACACACTTTCATTACTATTTCCCATGTTAAATCCTTTCCGCAATAGTTATACTGCTTTGCGTTGCAGTATTAAAATTAATTATATTTATTAATACGCAATGCTTTCATTGCGTGCCTGTCTAAAGCATTGTTCAATCTTATATTCTCAATATCACGTTCTTTAATTGCCATATTTAATATCTTAATTGCTTCATTCGCCTTATTTAACCCGGCCACCAGCTCATTAATAATATTATCCGTCGGGTCAGCAACTGCCAGCAAGGGACAATCATTACATCTGCTATCGTCAATCATATCTGCAGCTATTTTAATTTCTGAATCAGCCATTACCTTGATCTCTCTTTCCGGTATTCATCCAAATCCATAGATGATAAACTTTTCTTTGGGTTTAAACCAATTTTCTGTAATTGCAATTCAACAGTATGGGCATTCTCACCACGCTCTCTCTCTTCAATGCGAGTAGAGATCACTTTAGCATCACTCATTAAAGTGACGATATCCCCGGTTTTCAATTTTTCAGCACCTGGTAACTTATTGATCTGGTCACGCTCAAGCCTGATGGTCAATCCATATGGGTATTTATCACCCTCATATGGCACCTCAGCGGCCATTGTATTCTGCCTTTTTTTCTTTGGACGTTTCATGTCATAAAGTTTCATATTCAAATCCTTCCGATAAAGAGTATATTTCCTTGGTACACGCTTTTAAAACAAAAAGCAAGGATTACCCCTCAGCCCTTAATTGATTCAACGCATTAAGCACCCTCTGTTTATTCTCAATAGGTATTTCATCAAGGACTTGTTCCAATAATGCCAAAGTATCTTCTTTCACGAGCTGTTTTTTCTGCATATTCTCATATTTCATACCTTCAAGCTTGGCCTGCTCTTGTTCAAGCTTCACTTTTTGTATATCTGCATCAAGCTTAGCCTTCTCCGCCTCTGCATCCATGGCTTGTTGCTGTTGTGCTATGGCTTGCTGCTGAACTGGATCAACTTGTTGTTCCTGGGTCGGCTGACCTCCATTATCAATCGGCTGACCTGTCTCCGGATCAATTGCTCCACCGCCACTATTCTCATCCAAATCATCTTCTGTTTCTTCGATAATACCTGGATATTGTGCTTGGATTGCTCGTTTAAGCCTGGCTGCAACATCATCTGCTCTATGGAAATCCTGCATTTCAAACATAATGTCAGAGATAACAGCTCTTTGTTCGTCAGGTATCTGTGGTAATAACGATTCCAACTTCTCCTGGAACTCTTCTCGTTGAGTGCTGTAAGAACCTTCTGGGCTCATATCAATGTCATATTTACCCGTTGTAAGATCAATTCCGCCTTCCTGGTTGACAGCAATCACTTTTTCTTTCATATCCTTACCAAGAATCTTTCTCTGCGTTGGGAATGTGATTATTTCAGGTATCATGCTTAAAATGATTTTTCCCTCTGTGACAATGGCATCACCAAGATTATCAAGGAAAGCATACTGACCAGTATCTGATTCTTGTTTTCTCTTCTGGATAGCCACACCGGAAGTCTCATTACCCTCTTGTCCCAGCGCTGCCTTTTGGATACCAATCGTGTCTCTCATTTCAGAATCAGCTATCTGTAATTGCTGAAGATTGCCTGAACTCGCCGACGGTGGCCGCTCTCGTATCGGTCTCAAACTTGGATGTTCAGGGTCAACATGATAGGGCAGATATGGGTAGTTTTCATCATTGGCTTTGTCCCAAATCTTCTGTTGTTTCGATGTCATGCACACATCAGGCATTAAATATGGCTGCTTCGGCTGCAAACTGATTGATTCCGCCTCATTGGATCTGGAATAATTGTACAAGCGAACCGAATCTTTAGCGTGTCTCGCAATACCACGTGTTTCAATCTTACCTTTCACGCTTAATTGTTTACCCCAGGTTAAAACAACGGGAAACATGGAACCAGGAACACGCTCACGATCCAAGATCTTTTTACCATCCGCTTTGATCCATTCAATCTTGTCGGATGTTACTTCCCGGCTTTCAAAAGCCTTTAGCTCTTCTTCCGAATAACCCATATCCACGGCTTCTTTGTCCGTGAAAACATTATATTCATTGTCCTGATATAACGTATGAGTTTTACCCTTAACTTTGTAAAAATATTCGACAATAGTAACCCGATTATCTGAATGCCAATGGTCAAACTCATCACCCTCAAGATCAAAATCAACAGGGTCTTTGCCATATTCCTCTTTGTATTCCTCTTTGGTCATCGACACCGCCAAGATAAAATAGCCGCCGTCCTGTTTATCATCGTCTTCCGCTGCTGGATCATAATAAACCGAATAGGCATCTGATATCCTTTTCAAAATAATCTCTTGCTCCATGGAAGCGTCAGATACAAAGCCTGTTAAAACCCGCCACGCACCACGGCCACCAGCAGCAGCATGTAACCCGGCCCAGGAATGAATCTTGTTTGCCCGGCTATTGCGCTGAATATAGCGAATGATACCTTCAAGGACATCTGCTGTGTCAGGATCAGAATGATCATCAACAGCCTTGACCTTCAAAGCAGGTGTGTTCAGCCTGATATCTCCATCAATCTGGTCAAGAAACGTCGGCAATTTGTT